CGCCCGTGATGAGAGCAATCTTTCCTTCCAATTTCTTTGACATTGTTTTTCTCCTATTACTCGCTTAATTTTTTGCCCAACAAAATGACCAGGATAAATACCACCACTACTATGCCTACTGTCAGCATCGACCAGAAATCCGGGTAGCCATTGGCGGTGAAGTTGTAACGCTTTGGCTTGGGTGCCACGATAAAATCATCACGTTTTTGCCATGCTATGGCCGCCCGTCGGCGCCGGATTGATTCAGTGGCCTTCGCTATGACGCGCCGGTATTCGGGAAAGGTGCGCGTATGCATAACACGCTCGACCGTAGCTTCAGACCAGCCGGTTTTGCGCGCGATGGTGTCTTTGTGCAATCTGCGCCCTTGCATTTTTTTGATACTGAGCCATGAATCGCGAGTAAATACTGCACTCATGTTGTGGTCTCCTTTGCGAGCCAGTTAATTAGTTTGATGAGCACACTGCCTGCTGGCACTCGCCCAGCGGCCATGCCTTGTAGCTCGGATTCAGTGATGTCAATTTCCGCGGCAAGCGTCTTCCGACTCTTCTGCGCAATGTAGCAGTGGTCGTGGATCAGTTGCCCGAGATTAGTTTGTTGTTTTTGTTCCGACATCTTTGTCCTCCTCCTTGGGTATCTTAGATTTATCAAACCTCATATTCCATAAAATGAGGCGGTCCCGCTCGGCTTGGGGCAGTTTGCGTTGCTCCTCGCTAAGCGTTGTTTCGGTTTTTTTATACAGGTTAAAATTGGCTTTAAGCTCGGCTTCTTGGTTGATCGTAAAATACTCCACTGTGCTATACACTGACTTGCGTTGTTTGTCGATACGCACTACGTCGCGCCATTTAATGATGATTTCGTAGTTGATGATTGGCTCTAGCGCATCATCGCGGAGGTACAGCCGAATCGCCTTCACTTTGCCTTTTTCAAAGGCGCCATCTGATTTGGTGATTACCACGCTACCGAGGTTGTAGTGGGTTTTGATAGCTGTCATTACTCGTTACTGTCATCCGTCTCCACAAACTTGCCATCTACAAGTTTGTACCACTGGTTAGCTTTAATTTTCTTGCCATCTACTCTAGCAGATACAACTGTCAGTGGTTTGGCATCGGTGAATTTTTGGCCCTCATGCCATTCGGCGAGTACGATGAAGCACTCTAGAGACGCTTTTGCCTTGGCCTTCCGACCTATAGCTACCGCTATTCCGTCATCACCACTCGTAGCAGAGTGGGCGCCATAGCCACTCGTAGCAGAGGGGGCGCGATCACCACTCGTAGCAGAGTGGGCGCCATAGCCACTCGTAGCAGAGGGGGCGTAATCACCACTCGTAGCAGAGGGGGCGTAATCACCACTCGTAGCAGAGGGGGCGCGATCACCACTCGTAGCAGAGGGGGCGCCATAGCCACTCGTAGCAGAGGGGGCGTAATTGCCACTCGTAGCGTTCGATCCCTTTGTAGCTTTTATCTTCTTAACCAGCCGCTCGAATGACAGTTTAATGAACGAAGGAAGTTCAAAATTGATCTTAATTTTTTCATTATAAACAGTGAGTAAGGGAATAACATTTAGAAGCTCAAAACTGGCAAATTCGTCCCCATCGCGGTCGTACAGTTTTTGGCTTGTCGGTACATATTTACTGTTAAAATAGTCAGTGTTTTTGGCTAATTCGCTCTTAAAACGCTCCACATTTATATAGCCGAGATGGCGCATTTCGCTGTCGCCCACAGTCATACCGACGTGTTCCAAGAATTTTACAACATAGCCAACATACTTAGGGTGAATGTCGCCATTACCTTTGCCCTTGACCTGTTGGTCTTTTTCCATGGTAGCGTGCGGCATATTGTTCTTGTCACGCAAAGAATATATTTCTGTTTTCCCAGAGTTACAGCGTTCGTAGTATGAGCCAACGCAATGGGCCATCAGGTAGCCTTCACGATCAAAGGCGTTTTTGCCGATGAGCTTTACAATTTTAAAGCCGTCTTCAAAGTCCAGTACGACCTCGATATCTGCCTCCACTTCTTTGATATATTCACCACGTTTTTGGAGCGTTTTTAGCCACTTCTCGGCATTTTGTGTGGCCTGCTCGTAAGTCATGGCGGTAATGTTGTTGGGGGCATCCGGAGAAGCTAAGTAGTCAACGATGTGTTCAATTTCTCCTTGGTTTTCAGAATGGTCTTTGAGGTAGGGTTCCACTCTTGCAGTAATCCAAGTAAGCACTTTCTGTGGCGCACCTATATGTTTTGCATAACCGTTATAATCTGCCATGGTATCGGCTCCTTTTTAGCTTGCTATTAAGTTTTTCCAATCGCTCTTCGATGTAAATATACCCGGTGCGGCTGAGCGTGATGTCTTCATTGTCCCGTAAGCGTTCCAGTTCCCGGATTGCTCGGGTCAGCCGCTCGCGCTTGCAATTACAGTGGGCACGTTCAACCGCTTTTATCTGTTTTATGATGCGCTGATATTTTTTCTCGTCCATACTACGCTTCTGGCGGTAGGTCCGTAGGCATATCGTTCGGATCGCCCGGCGGCTCATCCTGGTATTGCTGGTTGGCTTGGTATACGCGTTCACCGGATCCTTGGCCCGGTAGGTCTTCCGGCTCGGTATCTTCGTCGATGTCATCGGGCTGCGCGACTGAAGCGGGCAGTGCCGCCGGCAGGACATTTTCGTCTTTAATTTTCTGCAGCAGTTTGTCGGCTGCTTCCAGCTCCCGCGGGGTCAGATCTGACTTCTGTGGTGAGGGAACTACTTCATAGTAATTTTTGCCAGGCATTTCAGTTCGCGTTATGGTGAGGTCGTAATTTTTTGGATCTCCCCACTCTTCATTTTTGGCAAAGTCGCGGACCTTACCATACACACCGCCGGTGGTGCTGAAAATCTTCGGTTGGCCGTCGGCCCGGTCCATCACGATGAAATGGTAGACTTCGGCAATTCGGTAGTCTGGCTTGCGCATGATAGTAGCCCACTGCCCGCTACTCAGCTCAATCACTTCGGTTGCCGGCATTGGTGCCTTCCGGCCATCAATCCATATTTGTGGTTCGCGCAGCGGCGATGCCAAGATCCGTATACGGCATTTTTCTTCTTTGCTTTTGAGTCGCAGGAACATCCCGCTAGACTCTTTCGGTTTGCGATCATAATCGCCCATTATTGTGGTCTCCTTTTAATTACGCTCATGATTATGAGACACGCTCATGCTATTTGTCAAGTTTAGATACGTGGTCCGCCAGAAACCGGTGCACCATAATGTCGGCCCAGTGTTGTCGTTTGATGTCGTCGTTAATAAAACCGCCTTCTTTGCCAACGGTATGCGCCGGGATGTGCTGTAACGCTACACCATTGTTGCGAGCGAGTGCGCTCAGCGCTTGGATGGAACTCAGGCTATCACAGAATACCGCAGACTGGCGCTGGTTTTTCAAGCTGAGGTCATGTGCCACTAGGATCGCTTCGCGCAGTCCTGCGGTCTCTATGTCGTTCGAACCGTGCCCGCCGAGACAATCTTTGACGTACCAGTCCGCTTTGCCGCCATGCGGAACCACCACAATACAGTAAGCACCGAAACCTGTAGGGGAATCGAAAGAGGCGTCGGAGTAGACTTTATTCATAGGGGTAACGTCTTTTGTTTTAGGTTATCTCGGCAGTTAAATACATGCAGCCCAAGCTCCGGGATGACAACGTTGCGTAGGAGCTTGCGCTTGTCGCTTGCTGTGCCTGCTGGCAGTTTAATGCCATAGCCGCGTTCTAGTTGCCTAATCCCGGCATCTTGGAGTGTCAAGTTTGTTGGATTGTAGAACTTCCCCAAGTGGAAGTTACTCCAAAAATAGTGCCGAGCAAGTTCTCGTGTTGGCGGTATAAGCGGTTTGTAATAGGCAATCACATTCTCCACGACCCAAGGAACACAACAAAAATGTTGCAAAAATATAACCTCTTGGTACAGCGTCATGTCTGGATAACGCACGTAGCCCTTGGCATTCAAAAAGAGATTTGTTTTTGAGTGCGTCGGGCACGGCGGCGATGACCAAATAAAATCAAACTCCTTGTAGTGGTCGAGTAAATACTGGTGCGCGTCCGCCACGACAACCGTGTCATTAGGCCACAGTTGACGGTAGACGTCAGCGATTGCTTCCACGTTTTCGACTGCGGTTATTTCGTGGTCATTGCCCCAGAGCGCTCTATTGCCGCCAATACCGGCAAAGAGGTTAAGGATTTTCATCAGTCACTCTCTTGGATGTTATTGGTGGCGTCGAGTTCATTTTTCATCTTTCTGTTGTAATGGACACTGCGGGACGGCCGGGTGGGGCCTACCGTCCCTATGCTTAACGCATTGCACTCTGTTGTAGTGTGCTTAAGGTACTGGACGTTTGCACGCCCCGCAGTGCTCACTAGTTTGCTATCTACCGGCGCGGCTTATTTGATTAAAGTACCATTACTAATCACTAATGCCGCGCCGGAGTTGCAAGGCGATGGAGGGACTTCAACCCTCGACCCAAACCTATCACGTAGCAACAATCGGGTTTGGGTTATGTTGCCTCAGCCGGGTAGGCGTCCCGGCTGCATCGCCATGTAAAGGTCTCGATTTCGACACCTTTAGTGCCCTGTTGCCAGGGAAGCTCCGCGCGAGGGGGGTGGGGTTACCGCACACGGAGCTGTCCTGACACCAGGACGGTTATTAAAGTTCTGGCGTGCTAGCTTCGACATCAATACGGTAGCCCAGCTTTTTGATGAGCGCAATGGTCTCCCGAGTCAGTGTCTTTGTGCTAGCAATCCTGGCAAAGATCTTGGAAGCCTCGTTTGCTGGATAGATTGCTTCGTTGCCGTAGTTTTTGGTGACGTGCACCACGGCTACTTTTTCGATATTGTAAGCAAGTGCCGTAGGGTTATTCATGAAATCCTTTACTATTTTGTTGCCTCTTTCGGATTCAGCAAGTTTTTGTGGATCCAAGTATAGTTTGCGCATTTTTAATTCTCCCCTTAGTTTACTAGCCTTCTACAAGCCGTTTTATTAGTTTGATGATCCAGTAGTGTAGCATTTTGTATGGTCTCCTGAGCACGAACCAGAGGCACCTGTCGGAAGCGGCCAAGGCGGCTTCGCAATTGGTGCTAGTCTGGTTGTTAAAGTGCTTTTTTGCGTAACCTTTTTGGTTACATTCACATACTACGCTCATGTTATTAACTTGTCAATACCCCGCTGCCACCACTATCTTTTTACCCTGTTAAATGGTACTATTTAGGTCAACCCGGCTCTACACCGCAGATTGGTCTCGGCGGTCACTAGCGCCGGGCTTTTGGTATACTGGAAATATATGAGACTATTTTTAATCATTGTCGGTTCCCTGGTGGCAGCGTGGATTATCATCTTCAAAGTTATACCGCTGTTGTTTAGTTAGGTGTATTGACAGGCATTTAATTTTAGTATAGAATGTGCAGCATGAAAAACATCTGCTATCTAAGTGCTCTTCTGTCTGGGCTATGGTTGTTCGGAGCATTACTAAACAGTAACCCCGCGTGGAAAATACCAGTTGCAATCTATCTCATTAGCAGCGCTTTAGCTTTCTTATTCGAAAAAGAAATCATCGCACCGCGTACTACTGCCAAAAATCGTACGTAGCGTCTTCACAAAGCGTACCAAGCCATCCATCCTCTTCAGTAAGCATGTATATATAATACCTCCGCTTCCCAGGAAAAAATAGTTAGAATAATGACGCCTGCTTACCAAGACGCTTTGTAAGGCTCGCAATGAGGTCACTAGCGGCCTTTTTAGTTGTCCGCTTATCGTAGGTCTGTCTAATGCCCAAACGCTTCTGCAAGGCGTATATGGCGTTTAGTTGACGCCAAGAAGCACGTTCAGAATTTGGAAATCGGTGGGCACGGAATTGGTAACTCATGTCTGTTAGTATACTGTAAAAACATGAGCGCGTCTAGAGTAACCTATTTTTTTTGTTGGTTACTGTACTAGGTACTAACCTTTGTTGTTTAGCTGAACAGGAATACGGAGAGGGGTAGGTAGAAGATATAGAGGCGTTTTTAGATGTAAAAGTTCGAGTGCATGGCAAACAAGCCTCGTGTTTATACCCGAGAGTAATAAAGCTAAGACGTTGGCTGTGTGCACTCCAGCTGGAAACGCACACAGCCTTGTTTGCCTGCCCTTTGCCGTTCCCTTCGCGAGGTTACCGGTTTAGTGCGCAGCTCTTTAGGCCGGCTGCGACATTATGGTAGGAGCCAAAACCAAAACACCCGCTAGTCTCCTAGCGGGGTTTTGGGTATGTAAGAAAAATGGTACAAGGCTATTGTAACATAGTTGGTTGGTATCATTTTTCTATTCATACTTATTTAGCATCTACCAACATAAGCGGGATTGCAAGTACCAAATTGTGTTACATTGATAGTAATGAAGATTCTCGTCGTCTGCGACCAAGGCAACAACCGGAGCGTCACCATTGCTAACCATCTAAAATATTGGGGGCATGACGTTATACCAGCCGGTATGCAGACCAATAGTCCTGAGACGCTGTATATGCTCATGAGTTGGGCTGATCGTATTATTATTACCGAACGAGGACAACTCCCGGCAGATACCCCTAAAATGCAACTGTGGGACTGCGGGCCTGACACATATCCCCGACCATTTAACCGGGATTTGCTCGTTAAAGTGCGGGCGCTCATGGAACGGCACAAGGCCGAATACAAGTAATCCCGGTTCGTGCTACACTGTTAATGACACAATAACCTTACAAGGGAGAATGAAATGGCCGAAGAGCTTTCAGCAGAAGATCGCGTGTGGATCGACATACCAATAGACGTCCAGGTCGTTCCGGACGAGCAGAAGTGGCTCGACACTATGCTGGAGATGGGCAAGGAAGAAATCTATAAATATGCCATCTACAATTACGGTTTGGAAGAAGACGCTGTGCGCGCTTCCAGTAAAAATGGTTTGCTTCAGTTAATCCTGATTGCCAACCGCAGCGGTGGTGGCGGAGCTGTACTGCGCACTCGCTACCGTTACCTGAATGAACTCAAGGGTATCCTGCCGCCCATGGTCGCTGTTCGTAAGGGTGGCCGCTTGCTCTACCTGACGCGCGGCCAAGGACAAAATATGCAGGTGCTCAATAAGGAAGATGGCGAGTGGCTTTCGTACAGGGCGATTGCTCCGGACCTCGACACTGCGCACGCTACTGCCTCTGCGGCCGCCAACGAGCCACCTGCTCCAAAGCCGAGCGTCACCACACAGGTGGTGCTTGATCTACTGCCCAAAATGAACCGCGGGCAACTTGAACAGGTTGCTACTGAGCTTGGCATCACTGACACTACCGACTTGGAAAAGTACCCGAACAACGACAGCTTGCGTGCCGACATCAACAAAGTTGCTGGATTGGCGCCTACTGTTACCACGTAAACAGTCAGTGGCGTTATAATGGTATTATAAAACTAAATGGAGGATCCTATTATGGGCGACGAAGACAAGAAACCTGAAGGTGTACAAACCAGCGCTAACCAGCCGGCCAACGAGCCAGCACAGAACGATCTGGCCCAGCCTCAAACCAGCGTGCCAGACGAAGGCCAGGAAAACAAGGAGGAGACCACCGACAGTAGCGAGGCACAAGCTCCTGCTGATGACAGCACCGATCAGTCCGAAAGCAAGTAGTTAAGCGGAGGCGGCTCTTTCTGGGTCGTCTCCCTCAATAACGCCGAAAGAGGCGGAAAATGACCAAGCGAAAAGAGAACCCCGGTAAAGGAGGGCGACCACCGAAGTACAATAAGAAGTTTTGTGCTGAGATGATCGCCTTTTTTACCCGTGAGCACTATAAAAAAGAAGAAATCGAGCGGCACGTCATAAATACCAAATATGGCGAGAATATCCACGTAAAATACAAGTTAATCCCTACGGAACTCCCATTTTTTGAAGCCTTTGCACGAAAAATAGGAGTTTCTTACACAACTTTGTATCACTGGACGATCATTACCAAAGGGAAAAAAGATACACGCCCTCGCTACCCAGAGTTTGTTCAGGCTCATAAAGAGTGCGAGCAGCTGCGCAAAGAGCACCTAATCGACATCGGCCTCGTCGGCGCCACTCAAGCTGTGGCCTACATCTTCACCGCCAAGAACCTAACCGACATGGTCGACAAGCAGTTGGTCGACGATACAATCCGCGAAATTGTGGTGACCGACGGAACCGAGGAAGGCAAAAAAGATGCCACCCCGTAATACCAGAGTGGAGTTCAATGTATTTGCCCCCTCCAGGCCACACGCCAAGCAGTCAATTATCTGGCAGGATCCGGCTCGCTTTAAGGTCATACGTGCTGGCCGCAAATTCCGCAAGACGTCACTCTGTATTTCGTGGCTCGCCAAGAAGGCAATGGTTACCGGTCTGGTGTGCCCCTATATCGCGCCAACGCGTGTCCAGGCCAAGAATATCGTGTGGAAGGATCACATAGGCCGCTTGCTCACTGAGGCCCGTAAGAAGCACATCAAAGTGAACCAGAACGCCACTGAACTGTTTGTGGAGTTTCCAGGCGGTGGGCGGGTGCAGTTATTTGGCATTGATAATCAGGTAGGCTTGCGCGGTATCTCGAACTGGGGTGCGGTGGTCATGGACGAATATGACGACTGGGCAGAGGACATCTGGGCGTATATTATTAGGCCAAACCTTATGACCCACCGGGCGCCAGCCATTGCCAGTGGTACTCCGAAGGGTAAGAAGGGCATCTATCGCTTGGCGCATAATCCGCGCTGGAAGTCGTTTCATTTTACTAGTTACGACAATCCTGATCTATCCCGCGAAGAGCTGGACGACATGGTGGCCGAGTACCGGGAAATGGGCGAGGACGTCTTCCGCCAGGAAATTATGGCTGAGTTCGTGAAGCCAGAAGGTGTGGTGTACAAAGAGTTTGACGATATTACGCAGGTGCGCGACGTGCCGTATGACCCAGCACTGCCAGTGCACTGGACCTGGGACTTCGGAGTGAACGACCCGACAGCTATCATTGCCATGCAACCGTTTGGTTCGGAGCTACGCGTGATTGATTATTACGAAGCATCGCAGGCTGACATAAGCCACTTTGTGCAGTATATACGTTCGCGGCCATATCGTGAGGCATCGCTACACACTGGCGACATTGCTGGCCGGGCCAAAACGCTTACCACTGGTACTAGTCCGATTACCGAGCTAGCCAAGCACGGCATCTTCATACGCACGTCGAGCATCCCGGATATCCCTACTCAGGTGCGCGTCACTCACATATCTGTGCCCAAGCTTATCATCGACCGCGAGAACGCTGGCCGCTTTATCGACTGCATTGAGAATTACAAATATCCCAAAAAGTCGGTGCTGCTTATTAACCAGAGCAACGAGGTGCCAATCCACGATGAGTGGTCGCACGGTATGCGCGCGTTTGAATACTACTGTTGGAACACCTACGGCAAGACGGTAGACCCAACGAGTGCCGGTGGAGCATCCCGTAAACGCGTGTATGACAGCACAGGGCGGTTATTGACCTAAAAGCGCGTAAAATATAGCGTTTTGGGGTAAAATGAGCAGGAAAGAGGCCAAAAATGGATGTTGATGTGAATGAGCTGGATCCGAACCGCCGTGAGTTCCAAACCACTGACCAAGGCTTCGCTGCCTATCTTGCTACAAAGTTTATGTTCTTGGACGCTATCGATACTGGCGAGCCTATCGGTAAGGGTAAGTACGGCACCAAGAAGGCGTTTTTGTTCCTAGTTCCGGTGGATGAAGATATGGAGCAGAATTGGTTCGATTTTGATATGGGCGCCGACAGTACCCACGTGCCAGCAAAGGTAATGTTCAACAAGATGCGGCTCATGCGCCAAGCCTGCCAGCAGCCTTTCAACCGTGATAGCATAAGGTCAGGAGCAATAAATGGCAACCAACCAAGCTGACGTCACCGATACCGGTGCAAGTGACACTACCACGCAGGAACCCTCTGACGCTCAGAGCTGGACGACGGACGCTAAAATTTGGAAGCAGCGCTATACGTTGGCCTACAACAACCAAAAACCGGTATTCAAGAAGTTTGCCGAGTGGTATCAAAACATGTACGCCATCAAGACGTACAAAAATATTTCGATCTGGAAGTCCAAGGTATTCATCCCGATTATGAGCTATAAGGCATGGACGATTATTGCCAAGCTACTGGCGCTTAGTCCCGGCTTTTCAGTGAAGATGTTTGACAAGATTTATTCTGTTGAGGACCGTGACGCCATCGAGAAGGCAAACCTAAAACTTCAGTACGACTACGACAATCCCAACCTGGACGAAACAATCCGTGACCGTGAGTTCGATATGCTGGCCGACGCCGTGGTATGTGGCACCGGTATGGGCTTAGCGCGCTGGTGCAGCGGCACCAAAAAAACGTACCAGCACTACACTAAGCCTGATGGCACGATAGACTACACGAAGTCCAAAGTTACTGAAACGCAATATGGCTACAATGATCTTGACCCGCTGAACATTTTCGATGTCTTCGGCCAGCCCGGACACCGCTCATGGGAAGACAAAGAATGGATCATTTTGCATTTCCGTCGTAGCCGCTCGAAGCTATTGTCATCTGGCCTCTACAAAGACGATGTCATCAAGAAGTTGAAGCCGCTCGGTAAACAACGCGATGAAATAACCAAGTATAAGCAGTCGCGTAACCAGCTAATAGGCCAAACTAACGCCGATCAAGATTCTATCGACGAGACTGTGGACGGTTTCGACATATTCGAGTGTTACGAAAAGAAGAGCGGCGTCCACTTGTGCACGTTTGCCGAGGCAGCGATACTTCCCGGTCAAACAGCACCTGTCGGCAAAGATGACGACGGTTCTTGGTACAATATCCGCGAGGAGAACCAACCCTACTGGCACGGCAAGTATCCAGTAGTGCCGTTCTATATCCGGCGCCGCCCACACGATTCTTGGGGTGAATCTATTTTTGAGGTGACCGAATCAATGGCTAACGCCTATAATGACATTTTCAACCAGTTTATGGATAACCTAAACGTTGTTGGTAACGGTGGCATCTTGATGCACGACACCGGTACTACGATTTACGATTTTTCGTACGAACCGGGTGGCGAGATCCGCTTTAGCGGAACGGCACCCACGTTTGTTACTCCCGATAGCCCCGACAAAGATTTCTTCTCCATGATGATGAACTTCCTGGAAAAAGGTGTCGAATGGGGCACTGTCAGTTCTTATAGCAGTGGTACGCCATCGAGTGCCACTGACAAGACTTCCGGCACCGCTACAGGCATCCAGCGCTTGCAGGAAGCCGCCGGCGAGATCGTCACGTTCATGAAGTCCAACTTTATGCAGTCGCTCAAACAGGTGGGTTCCCGGTGGCTCAGCAACAACCGTCAATTCTTGGACGAAGACATGATGCTACAAACCCAGCGCAACGGTAAGACTGTCGCACTACCAGTGACTGGCGACGACTTCACCGAGACAATGGTTGTCACCATCGACGAGGACTCCATGGAGCCGCCGAGCAAACAAGACCGTCTAGCCAACACACAAGCTTGGCTAGTGCAGCTATTTACCATCCAGACGCAGTCGTATATTCAAGCCGGCATTGCACCGGCACAGCCTGGCGGCCAACCAATCGCTCCACCTACCGGACCGGACGGTCAGCCAATGGTCAAGCCGCTGATCTTTAACATGGAGCGTTTGGCACAAGAAGTATCCGACGACTTCAATAAGACCGACCTAGAGCAATTTTTGGCTAGCCCTACCGACAACCAGCAACAAGGCCAACAAAGCAACACCGATCTGGTCAACGCCATCCGTGCGATGGTTAGCAATGGTGATATTGATCCGAAAGACGGACAGTTTATTATAGACCAACTAGAAGGAAGGGAAAGTATCACGAATGGAACAACAGCCACAGGATCAGAAGAGACTTCAGCAAATGACCCCAACGCAGCGATTGGAGCACCTGAGCAACAGACTGGCGCATATCAAGCAGGTGCAGGAGCTGCTGCAACAGCCGGGCTGGGAGGCGCTGCGCAGCCATCTTGAGGCGATGATTAAGCGGAAGCGCATAAGCCGTGACTCGCTTAACGAAAACGATCCGCCAGAAAAGTTTATGGCTCATAAGGAGCGCGCCAGTTACATGACAGGCTGGATTCAAGGCGCTGAGTATCTTCTGAATGATGTCCAAGCTTCGATAAGCGAGGAGCCACGCTTGCGTGACCAAATTAAAGAGATCGAAGACGAACTGAAACAGGGAAAGCATAAACGATGAGTCTTACCGACGACGAGTTTGATCCTAAACCTGTTAAGGTTTCTGAAGGGGTAGAAGTTACGCCCGGCGTTATTGAAATTGGCGCGCCTTCGTCGTGGAGAGTTACACAACGAGCTTGCTCTCCGGGCCAACATCAAATGGTTCCTGATGAAACAGAGAAGGAATTTGAAGCCGAGGTATGTGCGATATGTCACATTGGCCGGTTAATTCGCCCAAAAGCTGAAGCAGGTCTATAATCCAAGTATAAAGGAGTTTTTACCATGAGTGATGTTCGCGATGACTATCGAACCCTCATAGGCGCACGTGCCGAAAATGAAGTACGTAGAACTTTGAAAGAGGTAACATTTGCGGCACCAGCGCGGGCAACCCTAGCGACGTCGCTTACTGGCGCAAACAACGATATTGACTATAGCGCTGAGACTTACGGCGAGGCTGGAAACGCCATTACTGTTGCCTATGTAGATCCTAGCCTGCCCAGCCAAGCACTCAGTGTGGTCGTAACGGGTAGTGCCATTGTGGTGAACCTCGCTACTGGCGCGGGTACTAATGAAGTGCAGACACTTACGCTGAAGGCTGCCAGCGGCACATTTACCATGACGTTCAAAGACCAAGCTACTGCAACGCTGGCATACGGAATCACTGCTGCCCAGCTGCAGGCCGCCCTTGAGCAGGTGCCAACCATCGGTACCGGCAATGTCGCCGTGTCTGGATCGGTTGGCGGACCGTTCACCATCACGTTCCAGGGAGCACTGGCCGCTACAAACGTGCCACTGCTAACCACGAACGCCAACAGCCTCACCCCACACAACCCGCAAGTCGAGGTTGTGACTACTACGCCGGGCACCGCCAGCCCGACGGTGAACGAAGTGCAGAAAGTGCGCGTGCAGAACGCTAGTGTTGGCACGTTCACCCTGACATTCAACGGCCAAACTACTTCAGCTTTGGCTTTCAATGTTTCGGCAGCAACCATGCTCACCGCCTTGCAAGCGCTCTCCAACTGGGGAGACACTGACGGTACTGTTACCAAGAGCGGTAGTGAATACACCGTCACGTTTACCGGCACAATGGCCGCTACAAATCAGCCGCAAATGACTAGCAATGCGACTGGCCTGCGTCCCACCGCCACGGTCGTGGAGACTACGCCAGGCGTCGCTTCAGCCATTACTAGCACTGCTACGCTCGTTAAGGCGGCCATTGCTGCTTCTGACGCAGCTGATGCATTGGTAGCTACTGCTAACCACTCAGGAAATGATGGAAGCGGCGTAGTGACCGCTATGGCAGCTACTCACCTGGTCGGTGGTACACAGGGCTACGGTGCCCGCGCCGCAACCGCTACGGTTACCACAAGCCTTACAGGGAACAATAACGATCTTGTGTATACTGCTGTACCAACCGGTAATACCGGTAATGGCATCACAGTAACTTATGTCGATCCAGGAGGCACTACGGCTACCCTTGGTGTGGTAGTGGACGTCCAACAGCGCGCCATTACAGTTAATCTAGGACGCGCTGCCAGTGCTATTAACTCGACCAGCGCACTGGTGGCCGCTGTTATTGCCGCGAATACTGCTGCTGCAGCTTTAGTAACAACGGCAAATGCCGGGGGCAATGACGGCACTGGTCTTGTCACTGCAATGACGGCGATCACCTTAACTGGTGGCTCCTCCAACGTCGCCCTGTTTAACGTACAAGGTGAAGTTATGGCTGCTGTTACTGTTACGCCAATCACTAGTATGGCTGGCGCTTCAGCTATCTTCCGCATCGGCTCGGTAGCTGTCGACAACGTGTTTATGAGCGCTATTACCGCCACAACTGCTACTAAGGGCGTCGTGATCGATAAGACTGGCGCAGTAGCTGCGGGCACCGCTCCAGTGACCACGCCGTTTGCTCCGCTAGTGGATGGTGACGTCGTTAGTCTGAAGCCTGCAACTGCCGACATTACCGGTGGCCATGTAATGGTTGCCTGCTATTGGACGCCTCTATCGCCGGGTGCGCGTGTGCTCCCGGCATAGTTATGGTATTATCAAAGTGACAATAAGCCTGTAGGCGAAAATGGAGCAATATGGCTGACACAGATGGAGATCTGCAAGAGGAAGTCAATAACGCAGTAGCCGGCAACGAAGCCGATACAACCGCGGAAAATGCAAATGGGGACGCTAGCGACGGCGAAACCCAAGAGAGTGACGACACATCAGAGTCCAGCGAAAAGGTGGAGACCTCAGCAACTGGTGCAGGCGCTTCCGCTTCCAGTTCGGAAGCCGAAGACGACGAAGAAGACGATGATGAGGACGATACACTCGTTCCGTTCCAGCCGGCACAAACCGGCAAAGTACCCGAGAACTTTGACATACGAACTCTGCCAAGAGATGCAAACGGTCTGATAGACCCCGAGGCAGCCAACAAGGCTATCCAGGAATGGGCCGAGCAACGCGCTAATGTGCAGCTCACAGGGGCTAAGACCGAAATGCAGGCCCGCGAGGTGCTAACTAACCAGTGGGGCAAAGCTAAAGAGAAATACCCTCACCTATTTGCGGTGAAGGATTTGGCTGTGCTCAGTCGCGACCTACACCTCAATAGCATTGTCGCCACCCAGAACGGTACAGGCCGTTATCTGAGTCCACTGGCTGCGGCCAAGAAGGTCAACAAAATGTATTCGCGTGCTGTAAAAAGCGGCATTACGCAGCAGAAGACCAAAACATCTGTCGAGCACACGGCGACGACAGAGCGCGGTAGTGGCAAGGGAGGCAGCGCTGTCAAATCTGACTACGATAAGGCGTCAGAACAAGCGATGTCTAAGGATCCAAGGGTAGCCCAAGAAGGGCGCCGGGCGATCATGGCGATGCGCTTTGCAGCTCGTCACCCGAAGAGTTAACGGAAGTCAGGGTCTCCCTTCAATACTAATTTTTATCTGAAAGGGAAATTGTTATGGCCGCTCCAGAAAAAACCTACGATGACACAGCGATCCGAGAGGATCTTGCGAATTTTATCGAGAACATCAGCCCAGTCGAGAACTGGTTTCTGAAAAATTTGCAGAAGACTGCCGCAGAGTCCACTACCCATGTGAACTTGGTAGACACCCTAAAAACGCCGGCTCGCAACGCCGTCCTTGAAGGCTCGGACACCACCTTTGGTGACCGCACCCGTCCGACCCGCGTGGATAACCTCACGCAAATTGTCGAGATTCCGTTCAGTGTCTCCAGCACTGAAGAGTGGGTACGCCACGCCGGATTCGACAGCCGGTACGCTTACGAAGCTGATAAGGCCATGAAAGAGTGGGGCAACGACGCCGAGCGGGCCGTGGTTCGCGAGACTCGTCAGTCCGGTAACGCTTCTACCGCCCGCCGCATGGATGGCATCATTCCGAAGATCGTCACGAACGTGATCGACGGTTCTAGCACGGCTGTATGGGACGAAGACATGCTCAATGACCTTTCGGAGTTGGCCTACTGGCAAGGCGGCGCGCCACAGGATTTGTTCCTGCCGCCCGCTCTGAAGCGTAAAACGAGCACCTTTACGCAAGGCGACCGTCAGTACGACTCGGCAACAGGTAAGAAGACCAACACTGTACGCGAGTATGAGGGTGACTTCGAAACCATGACTGTGCACAAGCACCGTTTCGTCAACGACCAAGCCGACACTGTGTTCACAGCGTTACTCTTGGAAGTCGATAAGTGGGGCGTAGCTTACGGCGAGAAGCCCTTTGAAGAGGAGTTGGCAAAGACCGGCAACTCGCTTAAGGGTCACGTACGTGGCGAATTGACCATCGAAGCGCGGGCTGAAAACGCCAACGCTAAGGCGATCAACGTCAAAGACGTAGCCTAGTAGCTCTTGAGGGGGGAGATACGTTTTGTACTCCCCCTGACCACAACTTTGAACGGAGACTACAAATATGAGCAACCTTATTTTGTTACCGGGGCAGGAAAAGCAGAATTACGTCATCGGCCGTCATGCTCGTGCAACAAAAATGGTAGACTCTGTTCTTTGCAAGCAAGGTGAAGCGCGCTGGGAAGCCACCAGGGCACTTTGGTTTATGATATATCCCGATGCACGGCAGGACCACCTGGACGCCGTCCTAGAGGCTACACAGTTGCGTAGTACAACATTGGACAGAGAAGGTTACGGACGCACCCGGCAAACACTAGGCATCGCGTACGGTGAGCGGGGCAACAAAAATACTAACCGCCGGTTATTAGCTGTGCTTCCTGAAACTCTGAAGGACTTCTTGCGCCGTTTCGACCCTGACCATTTGCGGGACTGCAAAGGTGAAGAGTATCGTAAGAATTGGCGTAAGGTATACCGACACTTCCGGGAATACACCGTCGCGGAGAAAATATAATGGCTGTCCCACAAGTAACGCTCGACCAAGCCCAACTCGGCTTGGCTTATCTCTTGAATCAAAACACTGTGCCACCGGGTGAATCTGCCCGGCGCGCGTTCTTCATTGCATCTGGCGTGCAACGCATTTACCGCTCGTTCGATTTCGATATGGCGAAGCAGACTACCGACATTACCACTGATGACAATGGCATTGCTGACATAAGTGATCTCAACCTAGGCATCTTGCCAGCAATTGAAACGGTGAGCGATGGCACCTTCGATTATGGCTTTATCATGGCCACTGACGCGGTCAGCTACCATCAAGGAGACCACAAATACTGGTTGGTGCTTACCGAAGACCACGATTGGGAACTTCACAGCACTGAACCAAATAATGACTTGTCGTTCGTGTACTTCGAAGCGCCGGAAATATCCAGCACACAAGCTGTCGTTTTCACGCAGATGGTGATTGCCAAGGCGTCACTAATCTACTACCGCCAAGCGCAAGACCCCGAAGCTGATGTATCTGTCGAAGAGGACGAGTTCCGCCAAGAAGTGGCGGAGCTTATTGACGCTCAGAACCGCCGCCGGCCACAGCGGTTTGCAACCACTCGGCGGGATAGGTTCAACCACCACATAGGGAGTCAGTAATATGACGCTTGCAATATCGGGAGTACGGCGGCGTGGCCGGGCGCGTACGCCTGTTGCTGACCAGCGCTACCTGAACATGAGCAAAGGCATCAACGTATTTGCCTCTGAGGAATTTATCGACGACCAAGAGGGCAGTAGTGCCATGAACGCCAACTTTATTGAGACTGGCGGCATCACCAAGGCGTACGGCTGGGAAAAGGTCGGCAGCGGGCTAGTGAACGCGCCCCGCGGTCTCGCGTCGTATTATCCTACTGGTTTGCCAAATATATTGCTCACAATAGATGGCACGGCAATGAAGTACCTATCGGGTTCGATATGGACATCACTTGCTGGCAGCATCACATTCGTGCATTCTGACCGAGTGTGCTTTGTGCAGGCCGAAGGGAAACTGTTCATACATAACGGCTCGAACTCCAGCACCGTGTTGGATGGCTTGACGTTATCGCGTCCAGCAACCACAGTGCGCGCCGCTTTCGGTATTTACTACGGTGATAAACAGATCGTGTCGGGTGTGCGTGAGCAACCAAACCGTCTCTATATTTCCGACCCCAACGACGTCTCGGACTTTACTAACGCCAATCCGACCGGCACCGGCAAATACTCGGTGTACGATTCCACCACGCACCCTGGCGCGACAGACTTTTCCGGTAGCGGCGCCAACTATATTGACGTTGCCAAAGATGACGGCGACAAGATTACCGCCCTTGCCAAATACCAGACACAGCTCATCATCTTTAAAGAACGTTCCATATACTCCCTGGAGTTCGACGCCAATGGCTTGCCCACTATTAGTTTGGTCACTAACGCCATTGGTTGCGTAAGTCACTGGTCCGTGGACTCTGTCGACAACGACATGATCTTCGCCAGCCGTAAGGGCTACTACGTCTTTGGTACGCAGCAAAACTACTTCGATCAGTTGCGCACCAATGAATTGTCTCTGAAGATCCGGCCGTTCATTAAGGCTATTGTTGCGACTAATCTACCGCGTACCACAAGTATTTGGCACGACAACATTTATTATTCGGCGGTAACCACTGGCAATTCTGCCACAAACAACCGTGTGTACAGCTACCACCGGCAGTACACCGGCTGGATGCCTAACGATTTTATTGCCGCCAACGCCTTTACTGAGTTTATCGATGCGAGCAACGAGGAAGGGCTGTATTACGCCCACGAAACTGATCCGTCTGTGTGGCGGCAAACCACTGGCTTCAATAATGGCACCGATCCCATCGCCATGTTTTGGGAGTCGAAAGCCTACGACTTCGGACTTTTCGATGTGCAGAAGCGCTACGTGGACGTCACGTTGCTATTCCGGCAACTGTCGGGCTCTGTGAAGGTGACTATTATCATCGACGGCAACCAAATCACTAGGTCGTACAATATATCGGGTAGCTCATTTTCAGGAGGCATGGGTCGCGGCTTGCTCGGCCAAGCGCTTTTGGGGGGATCAAGTGAAACTGGTGTCTCGCCCACAGCTACTACCACGCAAAACATACCGATCCGGCTGGATATTGGCGAGCAAGGTCGCACTATAAAGGTGCGTGTTGAAAATGCCAATCTAGGCGAGAGTTTTGTGTTACTTGGCTTGGACTTTGGATATCGCCGCTACGGCCGCAATAACTTCCCGGCAGAGCAACGGATCTATGCGTAGTGCTACAATACCCGTAGAGAATAACCGCATGCAACGGGATGATGAACACCGACACTCTTTAACCATTGAAGGAGATCAAAATTATGGGACTCGGTAGCTTCGTCAGCAAGGCGGTAAACAAGGGATTGAATATCGCCTCAAACATTCCTGGTGCACGCAATGTAGGATCCGCTGTAGCCGGCACGATTGGCGCCGCGACGCCCGCTGTTGGCCCGCTACAAGGATTCCGTGATGCAGCCTTTTCCGTTGCGCACAATGCCACCAATCCAAATGTGAACGTGTACGGCGCGGCCAACCCAACGCCTGCGGCTGCTACACCGAACCGCGGTGCACCAACGGTAGGTGGTGGTACTGGTGTGCTAGGCGCTTCCACTGGCCTATATGGTAGTGATGGATCTGGTCAGGTTGCGGATCCGAACCTCGACCCAGGACGCATTGCAGCGCTACGTGGCGATATTGGTGGCTTGCTACAGCGCTTTGGTGACGTATTCAATGAGGTATTTGGCAAGGTAGACGCCTTGGCAGCCGATAAGGCAAACCAGATCCGCCAAAATTACGACTTGCAACGCACTGGTCTGCAAGGCAACTACGCCGACACCTCACAGGGCATTGACAACTCGTTGGCTGCCCGTGGTGTGCTGAACTCCAGTTATCGTGCCGGACAGCAAGGCACCGCTCTGAAAGCCTTCAATGACGCAAACACTGGTATCACCCAAAATGAGAATCAAGATCTAGGTTCGGTCGGCTCGTTCGTTACGCAGCAGAAGGCGCAACTTGACGCCGCCAAGCCAAACGTGAACCCGAACGACTACACTAACGTGTCTGACCTTTTATCCGTCAAGGACGCCGTTGATTCCGCACTCGGTACGCTTGGCGTCACTGGTGCAGGACTCGACACCAACCCGCAGAATATCGCCCAGCTGTCGGCCATTGCTCCCAAGCAAGAGGCTGGTAGCGGCGCGCTCAAAGCTCAGCTCGATCGGCTGGCTGGCACCAACGCACCCGACGAGGCTAAGCTGGCTATCGCAACTCAAGCAATCAGCGACAGTGGCGCTGACCCGAGTCAGTGGCTGGATTACTTCCAAGGACTCATTCAAAAACCGCAAACCGCATAGGAGGCTACTATGGCACTCCCTAAGTTTTTATCGAGCATCGGAAACGCCGTTGGCAATTTCTTCGGTGGTGTTCAGAGTGCTTTGGCCGGAACGCCTACTGCCCAGGATAAGAAGAAAAAGAAGCAAGTTGCTCCTACTGTACCCACTGGTCCGCCACTACGCGTAACACAGCCGGCGACCGTACCGCCACCAATTTCGCACACTACTGTGCCGTTCCGCCCTGTAGTTGCGGTTACCCCTCCGAAGATCAATATACCGGTTGGCCCAACTCCGCCACGTAGTATTTATCCAAATGTTCAGGCTAATGCCAATTTTCTGAATACTGTCAAGTTAGCCACAAAACCACAGTACGCCCAACAACCTCAACTGCCCGGTATGGCGCCGACGGCTATAAAGATTGGCGAAATTGCCAGGAACTCGGTACAGGCACCGGCTCACTTATTGCAGACAGCCATCGTTAACCCTGCCAAGCAGATACCGGCCGAGGCCATACGGTTGAGTGGCCACACGCCTAGCCCTACGCTCACACGGCTGGAACGGGAAGCTACAGCATCCAAGGCCAAACTACTGCGTCCGCAGCAACTCGCCGGCGATATTGGTACTAGCTTGCTTGATGCACTGACGCTCGGCAGTGGCGAAGTTGCTAAAGAGGGTGCAGTACAAGCTGCCGCTGGCTTGGCACCAAAAATACTTGGTAAAACTGGGCTGGAAATTGCTAGCCGGCACGCCGCCGGCGAGATTGGTAAGGTGGGTCTACGCGAAGTGGCCAAGAATGTTGGTAAAGACATCGCCATCCAAACAGGCTACGGTGTGGCCAGTTCTGCCAGCCAAGACGAACCACTGACTCGCAAGAAGATCCGCTCAGACATTGCTGGCGGTCTGGTATTTGGTGGCCTTGGCGGTACATTGGTACACTCACCAGATATCATCAAAGGCGTGCGCAAGCTCCCTGCTATTGTACGCACCACAGCACTCCAAGCGGCAAGTGGCGACAGTCCGGTACAAAATATCTCCGCTGATTTGCTTACCTCCTACGAAAAGGCTGACCGTGCAGTGGTCGATGAATACAAACGGCGCATACAGAGTGGTGAAAAGGTGGATCCGCTCGTTGTGATGCCAGACCACTCTGGCAATCTAGGCGTGGAAGATGGCAAGAATCGTTTGCAAGCGTACAAGGAGCTTGGAATTAAGAAGGTGCCAGCGCAACTCACTACGCCGCAACGACTCAGTGTTGCGCTACAAGCTGGGTCGGTGAAGATCCCTGGTGTGCCCGAGAGTGTACCATCTATAGAGACTCCCCAGATTACTAACGCGACGCAACTTGCGGAGCAAAAACAGGCGCTAGCTGATAGGTTGGCCGTACCCCTCGCTGACCGCGCGCCGGTGCCGCAAGGCGTCGAACCGGCTACCCAGGCAGACGCACGGCTTGCGGTCAGTGATAACGCATTGCCGGTGGCATTAAACGACGCCGCCGCAAAAGATACCCAGCTGATTGACAAAGGTGCGGGCGCAAACATGCCCCTATTACCGCCTACGGATGTGCAAGGCGTGGCTTTAGCAGACACTGGCAAAGCAACCCGCTACGCTTCTAAAACCGTGCCTGAGAGCGATGTGGTGAGTCCTGAGCTACAAGGCACCGTGAAGCAGAGTGCGCCGTTGTATCAGGTGGCGCCAGAAAAGGACACCTTTAAGGAGTCATTGAACCGCATGCAGACGCAGGGGATAGATGGCTTGGCCACTGACGTCCAGCAACGGTTGGATTCGAAGCTAGGCACAATTGACCGCCAAACGGTTGCTGACGCCGAAACTGTGGCGGCTGCACTGGATGTGCGCCATGATCCGGCTAGCTTGCAGCAGGCAACTGATATTTACGACAAAGTTTCGGCTCACCTAACTGCATCTGGCCAGGCGATCCAAGCGGCCGCCATCATTGCTAGGCGTAGCCCCGAAGGCTTGCGCCAATTCGCTCAGCGAGAGTTTAACCGCGCAGGCATAACACTAACGCCAGAGTTGCAGTCTGGCCTTGCCACCGCCGTCGACGCCATCCGCAACACGGAAATCGGCAGCGAGGAGCGCAACCGCGCTGTTGCTGGCCTGATGCAGTTTATCGGTAAACACATACCTACCCAGTTCGTCGATAAGATGGTCGGATTATACAAGGCCGGCCTACTGACTGGCTTGCGCACCCAGACCGGTAACGCAGCTAGCAACATTGCCTTCCTGGCACTCAAGAAGGCGTCTGATCCTATTGCCGTGGCCTTTGATAAAGCCATTGGTTTAGTGACCCGTAAACGTAGTAAGACGCTTAGTGGCGGAGCCCTTGTACCCGGTGGAGCTGAGGGCATCAAGAAAGGCTATCTATACTTGAAGACTGGCATTGACGAGCGCCGCATCAATAACGACAAGTACGAAGTGGGCAAGACGCTCAACTTCAAGAATCCTATACTGAACGCCTACACCAACGGAGTCTTTCGCCTGATGGGCGCTGCTGATCAGCCTGTCTGGTACGCTTCGTACCGTGATAATTTAGTGGATCTAGCCAAGACCGAAGCCATCAATCAGGGCTTGCGCGGCCGGAAAGCACGCGCTGCAGCGACAGAGTTAGTCGCACATCCCACCGAAGCCATGCAAACTACTGCTACTGAAGCTGCCACCAAGGCCGTGCTGGGCAACGAGACGATTGGCTCAAAGGCCGCACAAGCTGTGCTTAACGCTAGCAACAACCCAGTGTACCGGGCCTTTGTCCACACAACAATGCCTTTTACAAAAGTGCCATCAGCCTTCATTGCCCGGGTGTTCGATTATACGCCGGTTGGCCCGGTGAAAGAGATCCTGACGCAGATCTATCACAAGAAGTTTGACCAGCGTAAATTGGTCGAGGCGCTGTCAGAAGCTACCACCGGGACCGCGGCCGCAATGGTAGTCGGTGCCGCACTGAGCAAAAATGGCCTACTCACCGGCGCATACCCAACCGATCCTAAAGAGCAACAAGCGTGGAAGGCCGAAGGCAAACAGGAGAACTCCATAAAGATTGATGGCAAATGGCGCTCACTCAATTACGTTGGGCCGTTTGGAGCGTTACTGGGTATAGGTGGTAACTTCCAAAATAGCCTGTCCAGCGGGGGAACGGTTGCCGACGCGCTCACCACAGCAACCACCGGTGCTGTACAAAGTGCCCTCAACCAATCCTTCCTGTCTGGCGTATCAGGTTTTCTGGACGCCATACGACAGCCACAGCAGTCCGCCAAACAGTTTGTGAACCAAGAGGCTGCATCGGTCATTCCGACGATTGTAGGCGACGTATCGAAGGCTGGTGACTCATTGCAACGCCAAGCCAATACAGCACTGGATGCTATAAAGGCCAAGGTGCCCGGCGCGCGTGAAACATTATTACCGAAGCAAGACGCCTTTGGCAATGACCTGAAGCGGCCGGAAGGACCAGTTGGTACGATAATCGATCCGCTGCGGGCCAGCACTGCTACAGACACGCCGCTCACTACTGAACTTGACCGGCTACAAAAGGCTGGGCAAGGGGCATTTCCTATTCCTGCCAAAACGCTCCAAGTTGGTACTGAGACTGTGAAGCTGACACCCGTGCAACAGAACGCTTTCAACCAGAATGTCGGTCAGCAGGTGCAAGCTGTATGGAACACAATTATCGCTACCCCTGAATACAAGAAGTTGCCGGATGATGCCAAGAAGGGATTACTGCAGAGTGCGATGGACGACATCAATACCGTGGAGAAAGCCAATATGCTAAAAACTGTCGGACGTCAAGATTTGGCTAGTAAAATCAAGTTAAGCAGCCAACAGAAGTTAGTGTCACAAGGCGGCCTCAACGCTAGCGACTACGTCCAAAAGGCGCTCGATAAGCAAGAAGGTGTTTCAAGCAATAATGTTATTGTCAAAGTGAAGGCGATGGATTCCCAGACACGCGGCGCAAACAGCACGAAGGTCGGCGCGATCTCGCGGAAATC